GCTCAGGAACTCGGCGATCTGAGGGCGGATCTCGTCGAAGTCCTCGATCGTCTGCATCAGCAGTCGACCGACCCACTCGCCGATCGCCACAAGATCCCGGAGGATGATCTCCACGACCCGGGCGATCGCCGGCATGTTATCCACAACGTATTGCGTGGCGTTCCGGAGACCCTCCGTGATGGAGGGCATGACCTCGACGAGCGCCTTCTCCCACACGATGGTGACGGCAGCGAAGAACTCGCGCCAGCGAAACATGAACTCCTGGCTGGCCTTCGCTGCCTGATCGGCGTCGAACCCCGTCCGGCGGAGCATAGCACGATAGGATTCCTCGAACCGATCGACACCCCGGATTATCGCCATCAGGGTGTTGTCGTCGATCCCGAGAACCTCGGCGAACGCCCGAGCCTCGTAGAACGGCATGTTCCGGAACCGCTTCGAGAGCTGTTCCATGATCTTGCCGGCGCTGCTGAGGTCCGCGTCCCGGCCCAGCAGCATCTTCAGCCAGTCGTTCGCTCCGGGGGAGGAGCGCTGGAACCTCCCGATCGACTCCAGTGCGCTCTGGGCGCTTTCGACCGACGACCCCATCTGGGACATCGCGTATCCGAAGGACCTGATCGACCCGACGGACGTGCTGGTCCGCTGGGACATCCAGAACAGCGTCTCTCCGGACCGCGCCATCATGTAGGTCGCGATCTTCAGCGAGTCGGCAAGCGCGCGGAGAGCCAGCCCCGTCCCGAGGATCCGCCGGGTGGCGGTCGTCAGATCGTCCAGGAACTTCTTCCGCTGATTCGCGTCCGACTCCCAGCCGATCTTGACGAGGAATTCCCTCAGAACCTCACGTGTTGCCACGGCGCGTCCTCTCGTCGTATCGCCGCTGGTTTACTGCTCGAACAGCCATGGCGTTATGCATCCTCTGGATGTCGACCATGTCGAGCGTTCCATCCAGGAGGCTCTCGTATCTGCACAGCCCGTCGACAACCGGAGCCATCAGCCAGTCCTCGCCATCTGGCATGGAGACGAACTCCAAACCATCCGGAAGCTCTATCAGCTCCGAGGCGACGCGAGGACAGAGGAGAAAGGGGCGGCGAACTTCATCAGGACCTTGAAGACCAGCTGGAGGATGATCGTCAGATCCATGTCCTGATATTGCGGTGCATCGGCCTGGCGGTTCCACACCGGTGCCCATCCGTGGCCCCGCGTCCCGGTCGCCTCGTTCGTGATTTTCCTCCGGACCGTCAGCAGGCACGTGGAGATCACGAACTCGGAGTCCTTGTCCGACATCTCCGAGATCCCGTCCACGATGGGCTGAACGATCGTCGCCATGTCGAACTGGTCCATCGCCACCGAGAGCGCGTCGGCAGACCCCTCCGAGCCCGACTCGGGCGTGGCCGGGGGGCGCTGGGCGTCCATCCGCTTGATGATGTCGGGGATGCGGGTGATGAGCGGGGCCAGTCGCCTGAGGACGTGGAACTGCTTCATCACCGGCATCGAACCGACGGAGTAGACCACTCCGTTGATGTCGAACTCGTCGTCGTCCGAGAGGACGGATCGGTCGCTCACGCGGAATTCTCCTTGGTGTTATACAGGATACTTGCCGAGGATCGTATCGATCTTCACGGCGTTGAAGGTCCACTCCATCATCTGGCCCTCCTTCGAATACGTGATCGTCGGCTTGCGGCGGAAGGCCACCTGCCGGCACGTGGTCGTGTCCCCCGAGGACCGGTTCGTGACCACGATCGTGTTGTTCCCGGCGTTTCCGGACGAGATCGCCTGGATGTCGTACATGACCTGCAGGAGATTGTTGGTCTGGCTGGTCTTGAGGAAACGGACCGTGATGGAGCCGGACTTTCCGGCGTGGAGGGAGTGCATCCCCTCCCCGTCGGCGCCGATCAGCATGCTGGTCTTGTCTTCCGTCGGCTCGATGGTGATCCCCTCTTCGCTGACGGCGGACCCCGCGCCGAGCTGAACGTTGCCGCCCGGCCCGACGATCGTCGCCGTCACGTCGAGGAAGCTGTAGGTCGCCGCCATGGCAGAGTGTCCTTACGAATTGACGGTGATCGCGACGTTGGCCTCGTGGATGGCGTTCCCGAGGTTGATCGCGCACTGGATCGGGGGAGCCTGCCGAGCCGCCCGCTGACCTGCTGTCAGAGACGACACCGGAGGAGTGTAGGTGTAGAACCCCGTCGGCATGAACTGGCCCGACGTCAGCACCCCGAACGGACCTCCGTTCCAGACCCCCGGCGCGACGAGTCCGTTCGTGACACCCTGGGAGAGGACGGACTCGACCACGGAAAGAACCTGATGGACGCCCTCGTCCGTGAGAGGGATCTTGGTCGTGCTCTGGTAGAGCAGGTTGTAGACGCCCGTCTGGATTGCGTCGGCCAGCCAGTCGGTCCCATGGATGACGTCGAAGTACTGCCCGCTCGACATCGTGCCGAACTGGATGATCGCGGTCCCGTTGTTGTAACGGACGAAGACGTTGCAGTTCTTCCCCCGGACCGCCGCAGCCTGCGTCTGCGTCAGGACCTCGGCGACGACGCCGACCTCCTGCTTGAACATCAGGGTGATCGTTGTGTTGTTTCCCCGGAAGTCCACCGTGAACGCACGACCGAAGATGGCCGCGCAGGAGTAGGGGGAGCCGGAGGCATACTGAACGAACGTCCGATTGAGTCCCAGCGCCCTGAGGGAGTAGGCGATGTCGGACGTCGAGGACGGGGACAGGATGTTCGTGTCGGCGCTCGTGACCCCGAAGATCCTGGACGGCGACGCTGCCTCGATCGCCGCCGCGACCTCCAGATAGCTGCTGTCCGACGGCATCGTGGCTGCGGCGAACATGAGGCCATACCACGAGATGGTCATGCCGAGAAGGATATTCGTGGCGACCAGCGCGGTCTCGGCGTCGATCCCTCTCACCTCCCGAACGTCCGTCTCCCGGAGCTTCAGCAGGACGCTGACGTCCGTTCCGGACGAAGGATCGTAGAACGCGGTGATCCTGGACGACACGCCGGTGGTCGTGCGCTCCACGATGAACTGTCCGCTGACCGCGTTCCAGGTGCAGGTCAAGCCGGACAGACTCGTGTTCACCAGCGCGGCGATGGCCGACATGGTGGTGACGCCGGTGAAGTTCATCGCGCCAGACGTCAGGATCGTCGCTCCGCCGTCGAAGCTGACGTTGTATTTCCCGTTCGTGATCGAAGAGATGCTCGAGATCAGGGAGGCCTGCTGAGCTGCGGAGAAGACCGCGCTGTAGAGACGCGCCTTCGTCGCGGTCCGTGCCCACTTCCCGATGAGCAGGATGTCCGGACGCGGATTCTGGGCGAAGAAGATCACCGCCGACAGATACTCCGGAGCGCTGGTCCCGAAATCGGCCACCACCTGGGACAGCGTGGTGTACTCGCGATACCGCGCGTCGGTGTCGATAACGTTGCTGTCCCCGAGCATCAGGAGGACCCCAAAGTCCCGCTCGGCGGCAGCGGTCGGGGAGAGCGTGACCGTGACGTCGATCAGGCTCTGGATGGGAAGGCCGGTTCCGCTCATGATGATCCTCTCAACCGCCCACGGACCACACCGAGGGCACAGGACCCTCGATCGTGCCGCCGGATTTGCGTATCTCTGGAACGTTGTAGGTCGTCGACATGACCATCCGGAACTGGACAGGAAGATCCAGCCGAGGTATGAAGACGGAGTTGACTTCTTCGCTAAGAGTCGTCGTGGCTCCGACATCCTGAACCGCGAGTCCGATTCCGTGGATCGCGTCCTGGTTCAGCGTCATCTGGAGTCCGGCGCGGACCACTCCTGCGATCCGGACAGCACTCGGACCATAGATCGACAGCAGGCACTCGACCGTCAGATGCTGTTGGTGAACGAGCTTTTCGTCCGAAAACGTCTGACCACCGTAGTCCGACGGAACTGTGCGGACCACCCCAACGCTCACCCAGTCGATACCCTCGGCGGGCCAGTTCGGTGCCTTCGGCTGCCATCGCGGCCGGATCAGGCCGGGGGGCATCCCCGTTACACCCCGCAGGACCTCGATCACCATCGTCACGAGTTCATCATTGGACGGAAGAAGAGGCGCCGTCGCGAGGGCGAAGAAATCCGCCATCTGCTACTCCTTGGGAACCTCCGGCGCGCCGACGATGTCCTTGACGAACGTCTCGACGGCGGGCGAGATGAGCCTGTATCCCCGATACGCCTGGACCGCTTTCGCCAGACGCTCGTGATCGGCGTCCTCCAGCCGGATCTCGGATCTGTCGTTGTCGATGGCGTCCTGGACAGGTGTCACGATCCGGAGCGAGCTCGAGATCTCCGCGAGGGACATCCCGCGCTCCACCGCCCCCGAGGACAGGATGCCGAGGATCGTCTCGGCGTAGCTGAACGTGATCGGGGTGTCTGTCTTTGCCTGACCCGGCGCACGGACCTGGACCAGCTTGAGCGGAACGATACGCATCAACTTGCCTTCAGCAGTGGTAGGACATAAAGCGTGCTGTTGACTCGGACTCGGACGAAGAGCTCGGCGTTGGACGGAAGCGCGCCCCCGCCCCCGGCCAGCGCGGAGGCCTGGGTGGCAGAGGTGAATTCCAGAACACCAGCAGGTCCCTTCGCGTGGACCCCGATGGAGACGCTTGCGTCGTCGCCGATTGCCTGCACACCCACCGAGCTCCCGCTGGCGGACGGAGACAGGCGCAGACCGTTGACCGCGTTGGCGACGGTGGCGAACGACACCCCGATCTTGTCTGTCGGCTGCAGGAAGACAAGGCCTCCGTCCTGAGCCTGGACGGACGTCTTGTATAGGTCGTCGGTGACCGTGGACGTGACGAAGAACGTCCGCTCCCCATTGCCCGTTCCCGCAGCATACCAGGACACAAGATGCCCGGAGGCCATCGCGATGGCTGTCCCGAACCCCGTCGTTCCGTCGGCACCGGTCAGCGCCCCCTTCTCGAAGACAATCCCCGCGTTGAACGTCGACTGGTTCGGGACGATGGCGATAGCCGACAGCGCGGGGTCTGGATCCAGACCCTGACCGCCGCCGCTCGCGAGGCGAAGTGCCTGGGCGCTGCCTGTCAGAAGCTCTCGATACGGCGTCGGGGTGCCGTTCGGCGTCCCCGACATGTTTATCGCGTTCAACTCGGCCGCGAACGCATTCGACACCGTTCCAGGATAGACGCGACCCTCGCCATAGTAGGCATACGCCGCGAAAAATCCGCTCGGAAACGTCCCGTCGTTATTGGCCATCGCGAACGAGGCGACACCAATCGTGGTCTCCGTCGTCCCGGCTTCCACCGGGTCCAAATCGGCCGTCTGGGACCCAGCGGTCAGACCAATCGTCCCGAATCGGGACGTGACGGCCATCGTCGCGTTGTAGACCGGCCAGTTGACCAGCTCCGTGAGCCAGTCTGGAACGACGTTTGGCTTGGCCCCGTCGTTGACGGTTGCCCCACCGACGAAGACGCGATCCCGGAGCCGAACGACCTTGGCTCCGTTGTTCGTCCGGAAGTAGCTCGTGCCCTGCGCCGTTACGTCACCTGTCGCCGTGACGATCGAGAAACGGCCAGCCGCAGCGGTCACGGAGCCGATCGAGGTCCCGTCGATCAAACCCCCCGTGACGGCGACGGAGGACGCGCTCTGCAGAGCGATCGACCCAAGCTGAAGACTGGCTCGTGCCGCTGCTTTGTCAGGAAGATCCGACAGATTGGAGGACTTCAGAAGGCGAGCAGCCAGCTCCGCCAGGACGTCGTCGGCCCGAGCAAAGGAACCGGGATCAATAGCCATAGGTCACCCCCAACGGGATCCGTCGTCCCACCGAAACTCGTTCCACCTGGGGTCGCCCTCGGGCTCCTCCGTCGTCCCGATCTGCTCGGCAACAGCGTGGCAGAAGCCACGGCCCCACCCGGACCAGTCCCTGACGTTCCGGACCATCCACCGGCGATCCTGCCAGAGCAGGATGTCCCCGCTCCTCTTGTTGTCTGGCGGAAGAATCTTCGTCACCGTCCAGATCTCGATGAGCGCGTTGACCTGCATGCCGTCGGGCAGGTTCTTGATGGTTGCAGGGGACGCTGGCTGAACGATGGCCGTGATGGAAACGACGACCCGATCCGTCTCCGTCAGGAAGCCGTTCGCATCCACGTTCTGCCGAGAGCGAAGGACACCGATCCGGTTCTGCGGAGTCGAGATGAAAAGTGGGGACCCGATGAACGGGGAGACGTCAATCTGTGCCACCGCGACGCTCCCTCAGAACATACGTGATGGAGCGGCGATACGCCCCTGTGTCGATGAGAGGTCGTGTCCCGTGCCTGCCTCTCCGGAGTCGGCTCTTCAGCGTTCGCTCCGCAAGCGGGACGAACGGACCGATCGTGATCTTTCTCTGGACCCCGGACGCTCCGATCTGACCCGCTGCGTTCAGGCCAGCGTCGACAGTCTGCCTCTGTCCCTGGAGCGCGGCGCGACCGACGTTCCTCATGACGGCGACGATCCTGTCCGACACCATCTGGACTCCCGGAACGAGATGCGGCCTCGGAGGGATGTTCATGGCCTCCGAGCCGAATTCGTTCAGGTATCCGATGGTCGCGTTATTTATCCCGGACTGAGGTCGATACGTGGACGACTCCGGAACGCCAACCAGGATCTCTCGGCCAGTGAGGTATCTCGTCGTCCGAACAAGACCCTTGAGATGATCGGCCGTCATGACGACTGACGTTCCACGACGGGAACCGCTCACCCGACGAACCCCCCGCCTGCCCCTGCCATCTGGAGGAGCTCCCAGAACTGCTGGCCGTAGGCTGTCGCGTTGTAAGTTCCGGCGCCTGCGACGTCCATCGACCCGAGGTTGAGGCTGACGCTGACTCCACCGACCGACTGACTCGCCACCCTTCCGGACGTCCCAACAGGGAGGCCTCCGGCGTCGGCCTGACCGATCGTCGTCTGCTCCATCACCAACTGGTGGGCGACCCAGAGTCCGATCGCCCAGTGTCGGGTGTCATCGTCCCAGGCTGCGGGGCGGATCTGACGATCGGCCCTGTCCAGCCATCGTTGAACGCGATCTGGAGGGTAGATCGCGACGTCCGTGAAGGGAAGATACTCGGCCCGAAACTCGTCGACGGTCATCGGGGCCTCCCTCCGGCCTGCTGGTTACTTCTTCTTCGGAGCCGGAGCCAGAGCCGGGGGCGGAGCCTCCTCGACCTTGGGCTCCTCGGCCTTGGGCTCCTCAGGCGGATCCTGGGCGAGAGGAGGCTCCGGGGGCGGGACCGGGGTGGCCGGGGGCGGATCGGACGCCTGGGCTCCGGCCGGGGCGGGCTCCAACGGGAGGTTGGGCTGCGCCGCGTCGGGTGCCGTGTTGGCGACCGGCAGCGTCACACTCGCCACCAATTGCGGGCGCATCGCCCCCCGGATCATGAAGTGGCCTGCGACCTCGTCGGAGAGGCCGGAGTTGAGCCCCTTCTCGTAGGTCGTCTTCACGCCGCCACTGATGATGGCGACGGCGTGTCGCAGATAGACGTCCGGCAACTGTGCCTCCCTTGGATGAATTTCGTTGACCGGGCGGAGCCCGAGAAGGCTCCGCCCCGCCGGTCAGATCCCGTCGCGGTAGACCACCGTCTCGGGATACACGAACTCCACGCCGCCCATCTTACCGAAGTAGGTCGTGGACTGCCAGATGCTGTTGTAGGTCACCGGCGTCCGTGCCAGCGCGGTCTTCGGGAACCGAACCACGTCCTGGTCCTTGTGGTAGGTCACGAACCGGTCCACGGTCCCCTCCACTTTGGGGGTGCCGCCCACGCCGCGACCGATCAGCCACTTGCTGGGGTAGATCTCCAGCTCGCCCTGCTGCTGGGCCACCACGTTGTTCTCCATCAGGTAGCGGAGGATGGAGCGATCGCCGGCGCTCGAGACCTTCGTCGTCGCCACGTAGCCGAACTGCAGCGGCGGCATCAGCACGCGGTTCGGGGTTTTGGCCCAGGCTGCCTGCGACCAAGCGGAGGTCAGTGCCTCGTTGAGATCCGCGAGGATCTCGTCCGGGGTCTTCTGGGCCCAGCTGGTGCTGCCGCTGACCCCCGCCGGAACTGCCGCCGGGATGACGACGGCGTCGTTGTTGACCAGACCCACCGTGTCCATGTCGCCGTCGCCGACGTAGGCCATCTCGTCCGACTCCATCTCGTGGAGGATCTTCAGAGCCTCCAGCTTCTGGGCGTCGATCGGGCGACCGAGCTTCTGGGCGGCCTCCAGCTCGGGAATGGTCCACTTGACCTCCTTACCCCAGAGGTAGAGCTGGTGCGGGGTCTTGGCGATGTCGATGCTCACCCCGGGAACCGCGTTGGCCTCGCGGCTGATCCACGACTTCCCGGTCGTGGTCATGCCGCCGGTCCCGGCGAAGGACGAGACCGTGAACGACGAGACGTCGTCGGCGATCGTGATGTCCTCGCGGAGGTCGATGTCCCGGGTGTAGAACACCGATGTCAGGGGCATGTGGAGCTTGGGGTCGAGCCGCTCCAGCTCGCCGTTGAGGAAGGCGCCCGTGCTGTCGATCACGCGGCGGTCGAAGACCTGCATGGTGGATTCTCCTGTTGCCGGTTCCGTCAGACGAGCGCGGTCGGCAGGGTTGGTTGACGGATCAGAGGTTGTAGGCGATCTCGGCGTTGCCGTCGGCGTCCGCCGCACCGGTGAAGTACGCGTTCGTCACCTGGAACCCGCTGCCGCCAGGGTTCGCCGCGACGAACCCACCCTGGGTGTTGGCGCCGGAGCTGGCGGCGGTCCAGATGTAGACCGCGCCACCCTTGGAGGCCGAGGTCGTCCCGAAGAGGCGGACGCTGATGTAGCCCCGCTTCAGGATGTCGATGGCGCCGGTCTCCGGCGGAGTCGCCGAGCCCAGGCCCGTCTGGCCATAGTTGGTGGCCGACTGCTGCTGGACAGGGAAGGCCCGGACAGAGATGCCGTAGACGTTCGCGAAGGTATCGCCGGAGGTGATCGGCGTCATGCCACCGCCAGCCGACAGCTTGGCCGCGCGACCATACGCGGTCATTGGGGCGGTGGTGTGCTGGAAGTTCGGCTCGATCGTCGCGCCGGCAGCGATGCGGTTGACGTCGCCGGGGATGCCCGACGGCGCACGGAAGGGGAAGGCGACCATTGCAGTATTCTCCTGTCGGTCGTTGAGGTTGGATCAGCCCCGGTTCGCGAAGACGTTCTTGCGCGCGGCCCAGAACTCGGCGTTGCGCTTGTTCATCTCCGCGTTGGTCGGCGGACCCTTGTTCTCACCGACGATCTTGCCGTCGTGTGCCACGGCACGGGACACGACGTGGCGATTGTTGGAGTCCCGGACGCGACGGGACGCCGCGACGAAGAGGATGCCCAGGGCATCGCAGGCCATCGACCGAACGGGCCGACCCCCGGCGAGCTCGTCGATGACCTCCTTGGCGGCGCCGTCCGCCACCGCGAGCACGGACCGGCGGCGCAGGGCGCAGATCCGGTCCCGGGTGATCTTCGGCGCCACAGCGCTGTCGAACACCGGGAGGCGAATGCCAGGAGAGAGGATCTCGGCGCGGGAGACGGTGTCGTCGAACAGCTTCTGCAGGGAGGCGGAGTCGCGGGCGCGGCCGTCGGGCTCGTCCTTCTCGCCACCTTCGCTCGGGGGGTCGCCCTCGGCACCGTCCTCGTCGTAGTTCTCGTCCTCCGGACCCATGTTACTCCGGCCACCCTGGTCGCCCTCGCTCGGATCGCCTTCGTTGGGCTCCTCCCCACCACCCTTCGTCGCGACGAGCGCCGCGACGGCGGACTCCAGGCGGTCCAGCCGCTCCATGAGTCCCTCGGCGCCGGTCGGGTCATCGTGCATCGGGTCGTCTCCTTCGGTCGGATCGCCCACGATGGGACCATCCTCGCCGGACTCGCCCGGCATGTGGATGTGAATGTGAGTGTCGTCGAGAGGGTCTCGCCGACCGTCGCCGTTGCCGTCCGTCTTCGGGTCGGCCCCTGAGGCGGGGTCGGCGGGAACATCCTTCAACACATCCTCCAGCTCGCTCTGGTCGCGGCCGAAAAATGCGCGCCGGATACGGTCGCGAAGGCTGAGGGTCATCCTGCTATCTCCGATGCTGCAGCGCGCTCCGCACCGTCCCTGGCCGACGAGCGCCACGTGGTTGCCGACGATGTCGACCATGCGGACTCGGCCGGGGGCGATCGGCCGGAGGTCCATCTCGTAGCCTGCCGAGAGCTCTCGCTTCCCAGCCTGAATGTCGCGGATCGCGTCCGCGTCCGTCACGACCAGATCCCCGACGAGGAGGTCCGACTGATCCCCAACACCCCGACGAACGTTCTGGACGTGGCCAATGGCGAGTCGCCGCCAGTTCGTCGGGTCCACGTTCTCCCCGCTCTTGGGGTGATCGTTGACGAGTGGCTTCCCCTCGAAAGACATCATCGTCTCGGGTCGGAACACCTGGTCCTCGTCCCGAAGCGCGACGACCTGACCGGAGCGCGACTCCACACCAGGAAACTCGCTGGCGAGGTAGACCTGCTCCCCGGTCCGAGCGATCGGAGCGTCGTGGCAGACGAGGAACCCCTCCGGGGTCAGTGTCCGCCTCGGACCGAGTCGGTCCTTCGTGTAAAATTTCATGAGCAACTCCGAGTCGTCTAGTCCCGACTCCGAACTCGCCGGTTCCCGGCGTGGATGTGAGCGTGAACCACGGCGAGCTCCGGTAGTCGTTCAGAACCCCGCCCGGTCTCCCGAACGGGGTCCTCGTCGAACAGCGGGGAGGATCAGCCGCGCAGGGCGGCGGACGCGGCGTGGGCCTGGGCGGTGTCGGCGATCTTCACGGTGGAGCGAGGCAGGTCGCCGGTGGACTCGTCGCCGACGGCGGCGCCCAGCATGACCTTGGAGCTCGCGAGCGCGGGGCTCATTGCACCGAGGCGGACCTTGGAGGCATGGATCAGATTCATGGCATCACTCCGGACCACAGATGAGAGACATTGCGCGGGAGGGGTCCGACCCCAGCGCCAACAACGTTACTCTTGCAGGGACGCATTTTCGACGAAAGAGGTTTTCCGTCAGCGACGAAGGCGCTGGCCTCGAAGAGCGTTCATCCTCGACCGGGTCGCGGCGGAGGCCGGCTCCC